CTGAGACAAACCATTTACTAAATTTTTGCTTGTATCAAGTAGTTCTGATTCTTTTGACTCTTTTTTCTTGCTGGATGATGAAACGTCTCCGGTATTTACATCTATAGTGATGGCATCCAGCCCGAGTTCTTTGCGCTTCTTATTGATGGCATCGGCAATGGCTTGCCAGTCGGCGTTCTCAACTCCCTCCGGACTGAGCACACGATCCCAGAAGTCCTGACCGGTCTCGTCAGCAATGTCGAACAGAGCGGTACCCAGTCCGGCGGACAGCGACTCCTTGACGAGGTTCTGGAGCATGTTGGCATCGGCCAGTTTGGAGGTGAGGCCGTTGTAGAGATCTGAACCCAGATCCGCCTGGTTTATCTGTTGCTTGAGTTGTGTGATGTAAGCGTTGAGTCCGGCAGAGGTGGTGATGCTCAGGCCACGGGCCAGCTCCGGCTGAACCTTAAACTCCACTGTGGTGCCCTCAATGTCACTTGTCAGGCTGCGGAACTGATTGTAAGCCTCGGCGGTATTGACGGTGACAGTCATAGTCTTCTCGTCCACTATCATGCCCTCCACTTCACGGAGCTGATCCATGAACTCGGAGTCATTGATGGTGAAAGTTGCCTGAAGACCGTCACGCCACTGACCCTTGAAGGCCTCTATCTGGAATTGAGTCTGCTCAATCTGCTGCTGATACTCAACCCATTCACGTGGATTAAGAGCTTGCGATTGTGCTTCCTGAAGGTCTTTGAGCTGCTGAGTGAGTTGAGGCAGAGAACCGGCAGGAAAAGAGATAGCCTCATCAGTTTTTGTGGTTTTAGCTTGGTTTTTCTCCAATTCCATGAGACGCTGGTTGCGCTGCTCAATCGTTTGGTTGATCTTCTTTCCTTCGTCTATTATAGTCTTTAACTGCGTGTCAGTTGTCTTGAGAGAATTATTGTACGCATCAGCTTCTTCCTTCGAGAAAGTGAATGGACCTGTGTCATTCTTTCCACGTATAAACCGGCCATTGTTGTAAGTGGTTTCACCCCATTGGTTCGGTGTGTCATCACGACGTAGACCTTCAGTCTTACGAACCTGATCCAGGTACTCTTTTGGGACGGTATAATAGGCCTGCACGCGCTTCTGATTATAGACATCAACAGCCTGCTGCTGGAGATCCATCTTCTGACGGTACAGCTCAACCATATTGGCTGCAATGGCGGCGGCTTCGGCACGACGACGGAATCCGTCAATCACAGTAGCTGTATTCTGTTCAAAGACATCCTCGGCACTTTTGAGGTTATTGACACTTATGCCGAGATCGTCAAAGGCCTTCTTGTTATCCTTAATCCATTTGTTCTTCTCGGCTTCTCCACTGATTGACATCCAGGCACGTTTGAGCTCGTCGAACTTGACCATCATCTGAGCATATTCTGACGACAGAGTGCTACGGTAGTCCTCGGTGGCTTTCTTGGCTCGCTGTAAGGCTTCCTCGTTGAGTTTGGTGTCAGCAGCGGCTTGTTTCTGATGCTTGGAATAAATAACCAAAGCAGAGATCACAGCAGCAATAGCAGAAGCCAACAGAACGTAGGGATTACTTTTTGAGACCGCGTTCAGTGCTTCTCCTGCGACAGCGGCCATCTTGGTGTTCTTTGCCAGGAGGGCTTGAGCTGCTGCATGAGCAGTTGTCTGAACAGTGTCTATTCCTTGCATTACTGCACTCTCTTTCTGGAGCGAGTTTTGGATTTGAGTGAGCCCGTTGGTGACGGCCATTGCAGCTTGCAGCTTAGCGATGACCTCCACATTGTCGCCCATGTCAATGCCTAATAGCTTGGCGGCTCCCTGTAGAGTCTGAAAACTGGAGACGGTCACCCCTGCGGCACCGGCAATCTGATCAAAGACACGGGTGTCGGATGCAGCATTCTGGATGGCGGCATTCACATCGTTCATTGCATCACGGGCTTCACCGGCACGCTCAGTAAGTTGCTGGATGCCTTTAGCTAAAGCCAGACCGAAGGGACTCTCTTTTTCCTCGTCGGTGAGTGAGCGGTAAGTTAGGGTGAGGTCAGTGATAGAGCGGGACATCTCACGAATGTATTGTGTTCCGCCCTTGGCTACTGTGTCCATGCCGCCCAGAGCTTGCACGAACTTCAGGGTCTCCTCTTCAACAATGGCTAAGGTGCCGCCTATGTTACGGCATTTCTGAACATAAGCATCCAGACCCTGAGCTGCACGCTTGAGTTTGGAGTCATATTCCTGAGAATCGACTTTAAGTCTGAGGATTGAATCTGCCATATATAATTAGTTTTTCTTGTTCAGTATATTGTTCAGTTCTGTATCTATGAGGGTTGCCAGATGATCAGCTGCTTGTACCAGCGCACGCTCACCGGCTCCACGGAAGAAGTTACGTGCTGTGATTTGACCACGGTTGCCGGTATTTGGATGCTTGTTCCATTTGTCAACTTTTCGGCGATCGTCGGTCTTGAATTGTATGTTACGGCCATTGGTACCAGAGTTGACAAAACGCAGGATGAAGCCACGATCATTGGGACCATAGGACATGATGCGCTGAGTGTTCATGCTGCGAGGCCGGCGGTTGCCTCCTCGCCCGGTGTTTCCTTTGCGGGGCGGCTCATAGCTGGTGCGTCCATGAGCTTGATGACTGTTGTAGATATTGATATTAGCTCCCAGGATCTGTTTATATACGGTAGTGCGTACAGAACGTCGTGCCTGACGCGGATCTCCGTTCTGGAACTGGATGCTGTTTACCACCTGAGCCCTGGCCTCGAGAATGACCTGGCGTATGAGTTTCTGCAAGGCCTTCTGGGTCTGGGGGTTAGTGGACAGAGCTTTCTCAAGAATCTGCTTCTGTTCGACAATAGCTACATCATTGACATCCAGTCCAATCATTACAAAACGGGCATTTTACATCTACTATAAAATGCCCGTTTTTGCGACTTTGGTTTACTGTTGATTTTTAGCATTTTCCTCGGCCATCATCTTTCTTAGGGAGGCCACCACCTCCGGTGTCGGCTGGTCGCCGACCTCCTCATCGGTTGAGTCCCAGGGGAAGGGTAACAGGTCTTTCGGACTGCGGATTCCGGCTTTCTTGAGATCGGCCATAGAGGTGGACATGATGCAATAGGTAGACCACCGGATTGCGCTCCAAATCTCTCGGGTGCGTCGGCTATAGCCCCTGGTTATAAGTAGGATCTCCCAATAGGAGAGTTCATAGAGATACTCGAGTCGGGGAACTCCTATCTCGCCCACAAGGTATTGATAACGCTCATGGGCGGTTAGGAGTTTTTTGGTTTGGCCTCCTTTTCCTCGTCATCTTCGTTCTTTACATCTTCATCCTTGATTACAGCCGGTACCAGGTACCAGGCAGTGCGGAGCTCTATGACGGTGGCAATGAGAGTCTGTACTTCTTTGGAGGTGGCGTTATAGAGAATGTCATCAGCAGTTACGGGAGCCTCCTCACCCTTACGCTGATATGCGGCGATGACAGCAGCTATGGCCAGACGTATATAGTCGGTGGTAGTAGCCCGGAGTTGTATCTGCTCATGACCGTCATTATCCTTCATGCTCTGGGGAATAAAAACCTCACATGACTGGCCACTGATGGATTCATAGCCGGTCTCGGTGGCGGCACAGTAGAGCATTTCTACCTCTTTGCCGCAGATGGTGATTGTCTTAGAGTTCATAGTTCATTTTTAGGGGTTGGTAAAATAAGCCCCGCTATTATAATAACGGGGCTTGATGTAAGGTTAGCTGATTAAGATGCACTCAGCGCACCAGTGCCTGTGAACTGACAGAGAGTGTCGAGTTCTGACGGTTGGCGGCGGTCATGTTATAATCAGTGAGCAGAGCCTGACCGACACGTTTGAGTGTTGAACTCTGGGCGGTACGGTTGTTGGTACCACTTGTCTGGTCGAAGGTCAGAGTTACGGGAGTCTGAGCGATGATGACACCCAGCAGATCTGCGGGGAGCTCGCCGTTGCTTCCGTTGTCAGTCAGAGTGACAAGGCAGTCGGTCTGAACGTCCCATGAGAGACCGGTGACCTCGTTGACTGCCCAGTTATCTGTATCGTCCTTGGTAGAGGCATCCTGCACCTGGGCAGATATGTGCAGCTGGCAACTTGTCGCCATAGCTATACACTTGCCACCTACCATTACACGTAGGTTTTGTCCTTTAATTGCTGCCATTTTCAGTTATGGGTTAGTGTCACAGTTGTAGGTCAGATTCTGATAGTAGCAGGGCTTGATGGGATCATACTGAACCGGGCCGGAGCTGAGCACGTAGTCCTGGGGAACCAGGTCATAATCCTCGGATGTATGGCCTTCGGTGTCCTCGAAGTAGGCTATCACAGCATCACGGACTCCCTGGGCGAGTGTGCCCAGATCTTCCCGGTTGTCGGCGGTGATCTCAATGCTGATCTGCACCTTGTCGGTATCACCCTCAAAAGAGTTGTCCTTGGTGAGGCCCTCATTCTGCATACCATCGAAGGTGATGATGATGTAGGGGACGGGCTCATTGAGGAGGTCCTCGTCAGGTACGGCGATGCTGGTATTGTAGATGCGGTTACCTACAAGTGCGGTCAGCTCGCTGCTGCTGAGGAGGGCGTTGTAAAATACCTTGTCGGTTATCAGTGACATTGCTATTCCTGTGACGGGTTTATAAATCAGTTGTCTTGACCCTTCCGGGAACCCCGGGTGCGTTGGCTATTACCTCAGCGTCCTCACCCGGGGCGGGAATGAACTATGAATCCCGAAAGTGTCTTGTGAGAGTTTAGACGGTAGTCGGAGTGCTCTCAGTTACCTTGTAGATGCCGAAGGCCTGTGTGGTGTTGTCGGCACCGTTGATGTACTTGCTCAGGTCAGTCATTGAGCATGCCAGGTTCATGGTGATGGCAGTGATGTTCTTCTTGGCAACAGCCTGAGAAGTAGCATCAATGGTCAGACGAACATTGTCATGCAGCTGGAGAGCGAAGAACTCAAAGTAACCGATCTCGATGAAGCGGTCTGAGCTGGGCTCGAGAGCACCTGTTGAGTCGTACTCGGTTCCTACGTAGTGGCTTACAACATAGTCGTAGCCAGCGCACTTGCCGTTCTCGATAACGAAACCGCCAGCAGCACCTGCGATCTTCGGGGTTGCCTTCAGTTCGGCCTCGGTCACGCGGTCCATGCAGAGGCATACGTTGCCCTCAAAGAAGCCCTTGTTGCTGAACTCGGCAACCTTGGCCAGGATGTTCTTGTAAGCGTCGGCACCCAGCTCGATGGTACCGGGAGTCAGGCCAGCGAACGGGCCCTTGTTACCTGACCAGTTCTCCTTTGAGTAGATCTTCTTGGCCAGGTACTTACGCATTGCGATGGTGAACTTGGTCTGTACGAAGGCCATGAGGTCGAAGGCTGCGTTGTCGATGGCACGGTTGCTGACAGGAACTGTCAAACCGATACGACGTGAAACGGGCACGATCTTGGCGAAGTCCAGAACCTGGTCGTTGAGAGGAGTATTCTCGCCGGTCTCCTCCATCTCTACGTCATTGATGCTGACGGGCCATACCTCGTTACCGATAACACCGGTAACAACTCTGAGACCAGCGGGCAATCCCAGACCCTCATGGAGTGTGGGTATCATGTCATGGATGGTCAGGTTGATAGCACCTGATGCGTCGATGTTCTGGGTGGCGTTGTCTGTGGGAGGAGCGAGAGTGATCTCACGCTCACCCTTACCCTGACGAAGGTCAGCGAGGATCTCACGGAGGTGAGCACCCTTGTTGGCTTTCTCACGCTGGGCAACAACCTTAGCGTTGTCGGCTTCGAGGTTCAGAGCACGCATAGCGTCCTCACACTGGCGGATCTCACGGGTGAGGTTGATCTCACGGATCTTCTCCTCATCGTTGAGCTCGCGGTTCTTGGCACCCTCATAGAGGTCACCAAGTTTCTCGTTAGCAGCCATACGCTGCTGACTGAGTTCTGCAAATGATTTTTTCATTCTTAAAACAGTTTTAAGTGGTTATTAAAAAGTTTGGTCGTTTATGTCAGACATAATGCGGAGACGGCGTGCCGACTCGCGCTTCATGGCTTCAGCTTTCTCCTGAGCCTCCTGCTCACGTTTGGCTTCCTCCTCCTTGCGCTTGGCTTCCTCGACCTCACGCTGTGCCTTCTCGGCAGCTTCCTTGGCGGCCTTGCCTCCGGGGGTGTTCTCCCAGAGCTCACGGGCGTTGACGGTGGTCTGCTTGTAAGCGGGGTCCATTCCGATGGTGAGCGCAGTGATGGCACGGAACTTACGGTGTGTGATCTTGACATCCTTGCCTCCATCACGCTCCTCTACGTCATAATCTTCGGGCCAGAACTCAAAGGAACAGCCTGAATAGTCGCCGCGACGCACCATCTCAAGACAGCGGTCGCCGATGTCACACTTGGGTGCCTCGAACTCAAAATTGACACCTTTCTCATCCACGCTCAGACGCAAAGAGCCCTGACCCTGGTTGCAGCGTGCAATGGTCAGGTCACGGTCATGGAGCATGTTCATCTTGATGTCCTGGGAGTTGAGGAACTCCATAGTGCATGCCTCGGGCTTGATGACTTCTCTGAAGCGGTAGCCCCAGTCGTCAAGTATCTCGCTCTCAACATTGAAC